CCCGCGCCGTGTCCGACCTTGAAATCCACTTCAAGGCATTGAAGTCGGCCCAGGACGCCTACGGCAACACGGCCGACAAGAACGCCACTCAGGTGGCCGCGCTCACGGCGAAGATAGAAGAGCAGCTGAAGGTGGCCGAGCGCCTAAAAAACCTCAAGGAATTCAACCTCGGCACCGAGGAGCTCGAGCGAGCCAACAGTCTCCTCGAGGTCGAGAACGCGCTCATCAACGCCAACGCCGAGGACCGGGCCCGCGAGATCGCGCTCATCCGTCTCAAGAACGATGTGCAGACGAAGGGCCTGGACGAGAGCAACCCGAAGGAGCGGGAAGCCATCGACCGCCGGCGCGAGGCAATCACGCAGAATGAGCGGCTGAAGGCGCAGGGCGAGGAGCTCAAGAAGGCCAACGAATTGTGGACCGCGCCGCTCAAGTCGGCGCTGGAAAGCATCCAGTCGACGGCCGCCGACATGTTCGACTCCATGCTCGAGCGCGGCAGCTTCTCCTTCGAAGAACTCGGCACTATCGCCAAGCGGATGGTCCGTCAGATGATCGCGGAGTTTGCGGCACTGGCGGTGATCCGGCCCATGCTTGCCGGTGTGGTCGGCGGCCTCGGGTCGATTGGCCTGGTGAGCCCGGCAACGGCGGGCAGCCTCGGCTATGGCTCGGGTGCGGGCAGCTCGAGCTTCTTTATGCCAAGCCTCGGCGGCGGGTCGTCCTTCGGCTTTCTCAATAATGCCATTATCCCGGCCTCCTACGGCGGCGCGCCCGGCGGTTATGACAGCATCGGCCAACTGATATCGCAGGGCAGCCCGGCGGGCCTCGGTGGCTTGACGTGGGGGCAGGGGTTGGCCGGCATCGGCTCCATCGGCTTCGGCGCCTACAATCTTGCCACGGCCAAGAACGCCGGCGGCGCCTTTGGCGGGATAGGCGGCATCCTCGGTGGTGGTCTCGGTCTTGCCGCGAGCGCCGGGCTCATCGGTTCGGCGTTCGGGCCGATCGGCACGGCCATCGGCTTCCTGGCGCCGCTGCTCGGCAGCCTGTTCGGCGGTGAGGAGTACAAGTGGGATCCGCTGGCCGGCGCCAACATCCAATTCAATCCGAGCGCCAACGGCTACACGTCGAACGCCACGCAGCAACTCGGCGGCAAGAGTATTGCCGGCCAGTTCGGCGGCGTCTCGGGCACTCTCGATGCGCTGTTCGCCAGGGCCGGCGGCATCACCAATGCGGGCAACGCCTTCGGCGCGTCGATCTGGAACAACCAGCGCGAGGGCACGACCTCGACCTATCTGATCTCCCCGACGCAGGGCTCGAATCAGCAGACCTATGACGAGAGCGGCGACCCGGCGGCGGCGGTTGATCGGCTTATTGCCAAGGTGTTCTATAACTCGATCCAGAACAACGCGGCCATGCATGCGTCGCCGACCCTGCGCACGGCGTTCGGCAACAAGGAGCCGACCAGCACCGCGGCGCTCAAGAGTCTTCTCGATTTGATCGACGCCTACGATTCGTTCGGCAAGGCGACGGTGCTGGCCAAGACCGCGCTTGAGGAAATCAACAGCCGGTTTTCGGCCATGTCGGCCGTCGCGAGCGAATACGGATTGGCTCTGGCGCCCATTCAGGCCGAGCAAAAGAAGGTGACCGAGCGGTATGCCCGCGACTTCATCGACGGGATGATCGACCCGCTGGCGGTGCAGCTCCGGGCGCTGGAAGATCAGCGCAAGGACTCGCTCGCGAGCGCCGAGTATATCCGCGACAACGTGAAGGACGTTTACGTCGATATCGCGCGCATCACCGAGTACTGGACGAACAAGCGGCGTGAGCTCGAGGAGCAGTATTACCAGGGTTCGATCGGCCAACTGCAGGCGCTCATCCGCCGCCTGACCTATGGCGACCTTGCCAACGCCTCGCCGGACACCTCGCTGGCTGGCACGCGCGGCACCTATGAGGCGGCGCTCGCGCAATCCCGCGCCGGTAGCGCTTCGGCCTTCTCCAATCTGGCCGGCTATGCCGAGACCTATACCAGCACGGCGCGCAGCTATTTTGCGAGCTCGGCCGAGTACGATGCGCTGATTTCGCAAATCCGGCGAGACCTCGAGGAGCAAGTGGCGGCGAGGGGCGGGGGCGGCGGTGGCGTGACCGGCTCCGCGACCGCCAACGACGCCAGCAACGCGGTGCTGCAATCGAACGCTGAGCTGCGCAGCATGTTCGCCACCGTCATCAACGACAACGCCGAGCTCAAGAGCCAGATGGCTGCCCTGGTGGCCCAACTGCAGCGCAAATAGACCATGCCCGAGCTCTTCTACCTTCGGACGGCGCCACCCTATCCTTTCGGCGCGGCGCCGCGCGACTTCCCGCGATCGTTCCTGCTCTATGCCGGCGTCGACCCGCTCAACCTCGGTGTGCATGAGGGCAAGGGCTACCTGCTCGCCATGACGCCGTTTGACGCGGCACTCACGCTCGACCTCCCGGCGCCGCCGTTCCCGTTCGGTGGCAATGCCAGGCGCACGCCGCGGGCCTTCACCACGCAGGGCAAAGCGGTCACCATTTACCCGGCGGCCACCGGTAACGCGGCGCGCTCTAGCGCACCACTCGACACCCCGGCCAATACGTGGGTCGGCGGCTACCTGTCCGGCAAGTTCAACTATGAAATCGCGCTCTTTTCCGGTGCCGACCCGACGCGGGGCGGGAGCGCCACGGTGGGCGTGCTCGAGCTTGAAGACCCGGCCGGCGAGCTTGATGACCTGCGCACGCTCGGATGGGACGGCGCCCCGCTCGAGCTCCGCCGCGGCGATCCCGATGCGCTCTTTTCGACCTTCACCACGGTGGCCAAGCTCACCACGGCCGGGCTCCGCTACAACACCCGCAAGAAGGAAATCAGACTCCGCGACCTCGCGTGGAAGCTCATGCAAGCCGAGCTCCACGGCCTGCGCTACGGCGGCACCGGCGGCTCAGACGGCGACGCCACGCTTGCCGGCCGGATCAAGCCCTATTGCATCGGCTCGGTCTATAACATCACGCCGGTGCAAATCTCGGCCGCGTCGCTCATCTATCAGGTGTCGTGCTTCTCGGTGCTCGGCATCGACGTCGTGAAGGATGGCGGCGCGGCGCTCACTTTGGATGACGATCACGCGACCTATGCCGACCTATCGGCGGCATCGGTAGCCGCCGGCCACTATGCGACATGCAAGGCGCTCGGGCTGTTCAAGCTCGGGGCGGCGCCGGTCTACATCATCACGGCGGACGTGCGTGGCGACAACGACACGCTCAACGGCATCGCCTATCCGCACACCCGCGCGCACATCGCCAGGCGCATCGCCACCGGCCGCGGCACGGTCAAGCTAGACGATCCCGTCGACATTGACGGCACGGCCTTCGAATATCTTGACCAGCGGCAGACTGCGACGCTTGGTTATTATTGGGACAAGGAAATCACCAAGGCCGAGGCTTTGGCCGAGGTCATGGCGGGGTGTCTCGGCTGGTGGGCCGTCCGGCTCAACGGCACCATCGCGGTTGGGCAAGTCGAGGATCCAGCCGACGTGGCGCCGCTCTTCTCGCTGTCCTATCCGACCGATGACGGCGGCCAGGAGTCGCGGGTGGATGAGCCCGCGATGACGGATTATCAACCGCCCCGGCGGTCCACCCTCATGGGATGGTCGCGCAACTACACGCCGCTTGCCGTCAACCAAATCGCGGGCGCGGTGCCTCAGTCGATCTCGGCGATACTGCAGGGACAAGGCCGCTTCACGACTTCGGAAGACCTATGGGTGGCCGGCAGCTTCCCGACGTCGCCAGTGGTGGCGGTTAATGGCGGCTTCGTGAACGAAAGCGACGCGCAATTGGAGGGCGATCGGCAGCGGCGCCTTCTCCGCACCCGCCGCGACTATTTCGAGATTCCCGCCGTCATCGACCCATTCGCCGACGTTGCCGGCCGGGTCATCAACATCGCGAATGCCAACCGCATCGGTCTCGACGCCTCGCGCAACCTTTTCTGCTTCGGCATCGCAGTGAACGCGAACGCCAAGCCTATCCTGAAACTGTGGGGCTAGGCCGTGGCAAATATCGCGATCCTCTCGCCGACCAAGTCGGATACGGCGACGCTGGCGGCCGACTCCGAAGTGTCGACCCTGCCGGCAAGCAACCTGCAGAACATGCAGCCCAAGCGGAAATGGCGCACCGCGGGCCTCACGCCCTACCTCACGCTCGACTTCGGCACCGCGGGCCTCGCCTGCAATGGCCTGGCGCTGATCGGCCATAACCTCACCGCCGCCGCCACCCTCCGGGTGCGAGCCAAGGCAACGTCCGATGTGACCGTATCGCCCACCGTGGACACCGGTGCGGTTTCGGCCTGGCCGGCGACCGGCAAGCCCGCCGAGCCCTACTGGCCGCAGTATCTTTCGTGGGTCGCGTGGTCGAATGCCTCGGCGCTCCGCTACTGGCGCGTCGACATTGCCGATGGCGGCAACACCGATGGCTACCTGCAGGCCGGGCGCCTCATGCTCTGCCGCTACTGGCAACCCACCGTCAACTTCGACCTCGCCGGCACGCCGTTGGGCTTCGATCAGGTCGACGTGCAAACCCGCACCGACTACGGCGAGATTTTTACGGACCGCCGCTCGCGCTCGGCCGCCAGGCGCTTTTCGCTGCAAATCTCCGCCGCCGATCGCCGCGAGGTAATGGATGGCATCGCCGAGATTCAGCGCCTTCGCGGCATGTGGGGCGACGTCGCGGTGATGCTCGACCCGGCGGTTACGACCGACTTTCACCGCCATTCGATGCAGGGCGTTTTTACCGCGCCACAGGAGCACCTAATGGTCCCGCAATTCACGGCCAACGGCGAAGCCTGGACCGTCAATTTTCCTCTTCGCGAAGTGATCTAGGAGCCGCAGATGTTCGCCGACAAGACAATGGAGACCGGCGCAAGCGCGGGCACCAGCGACCTCACGCTTGGCACATCGGTATCGGGTTGGAAAACCTGGCGCTCGCAGAAGGCCGACACCACGGTGGTGCCCTACTTTGCGGAAATCGCGGACGGCTCCATTTGGGAGGTGGGCTACGGCACGCTCACCTATGGCAGCCCGGACAAGATCACCGGCCGGGTGCTGATGCTCTCGAGCACTGGCTCGCTGGTCAATTTTGCCAGTGCCACCGTCTACGTCATGTCGATTCCCAACGCGGCGATTCTCAACCACC